ACATGGTGGGGACTCCCCACGATGATTATGTGCGCCTACAGTCTTACTACAAAAAGATATTTGATATCATGGAGAAAGAGTTTTTAAACCGCGCACAGGGGGCTAGGCGATGAGTTTTTGGGAGAACCTTTTAGACATATTTAAAAGCTTTTTAGCAAGTCTTAGCCACAAGCAGGACAGTGGTCCTGTGTTAATTAAGCCCGCAGAAGTAAAGTCTCAGCGCAATTTCACAATCAATGAGCGGGCCCTTGTGATGGCCTCTCAGGAAATTGGTGTCAAAGAGGTGGCTGGCACTGCTAGCAACCCCAGGATTGTAAGGTATCATGCCTATGCAAGGGTAGATAACGACATAACTAAGGGAGAGAGTGATAGTGTTGCTTGGTGCTCATCTTTCGTCTGCTTTGTCATGGAGATGATCGGGCGCACTTCGACAAACTCCATGGCCGCACGTAGTTGGCTTAAGTGGGGTAGATCCTTTAAGAGTGCGCCACTGCCAGGAGACATCGTTGTGTTCTGGAGAGTTAGCCCTACTTCTTGGCAAGGTCACGTTGGTTTTTATGTTGCTGAGGACGCAACTCATATTCTTGTCTTAGGTGGCAATCAATCAAATGCGGTGAACGTAAGGCGATATGCTAAAAGCCAGCTCTTAGACATCCGCAGAAGTTCTCAGCATGAGCCCATCACGCAAGAGGTGAGGGAGAATCTTGCGCGCATTGCCCATACAATTAGGACTAAAGGGACCTCCGATTTATTCGGTAACCATGTGGGGTGAGCAAATGAAGATGTTTATCGACTGGCTTTTGCACTCACAAGCGGCAAAAACTGCGGGAGCTGCGGCTGGAGGATCAATCGCTTCAATCACGATGCTCTTAGGTGTCATGGAGCAGCGTCTTGAAACACAGATCAAGGCCAAACATGAAGCGGCTCTTGTCTATGTGGATAGACGCTATGATGTGGTGTCGGCTAACATTGAGCTAGTTAAAAGCGAACTTGTCTTTATCAAGACTGGCCAAGCCGAGACGAACACAAACATCCGTATACTGAGTGATCGGATCTTTGACATGAATAGACGATCAAAGGACTAACCTATGGTTATTGGTGGTAGAGACTACAGTAATGCTTTGCAAATTGCAGTCGACCACCTAAAGCGGTCGGAAGATTTTAGGTCTGAAGCCTACCCTGACGCCGGATACAAATGGAAAGCGCCCACGATTGGTTATGGTACGGCTTATCGCTACCCCTCATCAGGGGAGCCCATTCGTAGGGGTGACACAATTACAGAGGAGCAAGCCTTAAACGAGCTGCTTTTAAGTGTGCTGCCCACGCTTGAAATGATTCATAATAATGTGAAGACCCCACTTAACGATAATCAAGTGGCTGCATTAATTAGCTTCACCTACAACGTGGGCGATCAGGCCTTTCTTGATAGCACTCTGTTAAAGAAAATAAACGAAGGTGACCTTGAGAGTGTGTCAGGAGAAATGTCCCGTTGGGTCTACTCAAACGGCCAGCGCATTGGCGGCCTTGAAAAGCGCCGACGGGATGACTTTGCTCTTTTTAATACACCTGGCGATATGCGGATTGACTCAACCTTTAGTGACATTGATTCCCTGGCCCGTACAGCAAGCATTGCGGTTGCTGATGTCGCATCTCGGGTCACACAAGGTGTTGGTAACGTGGTGGAGTCACTTAAGTCGGCAATTTCCGCCGGTGTGCCTGCCGAAGAAACACCTTTAGATTTCCCTGAAGAAGCCATGCCTGAAGTCGAGCGATCTCAGCAAAGGCAAAAGCCCTACGCTGAACGGTACAAGCTGATGGAATGGCCTGGAGTGACGGCCCCACTATCCAAACAGCTTCAGTTTATTCGCCAACGTGTTCAGGCGTGGGAGGCGGATAGGCAAATGAAAGATACTGAGGATTAGCTGGGCTTCGTCGCCATTGCCTAGCAGCCACCCGCTCGTTAATCACACGTCGGGTAACTGTTCTAGGTTTCATATCAAGCAGCATAAACAAGAGTTGTATCAGGCTACCCTTAGAGTCCTTGGTTATGCCTAAAAGTTTGTAGACGGCAGTCATGTGGAACTTAACGTTACCTACACTGCACTTGAGAATAGTGGCGGCTTGCTCAATGGAGGCAGTGTCTAGCACAACCCGCAAGACGACAGCTTGCTTAGGCGTAAGGTTCGAAAGTCTGGCGTAAATATCGGCGTCGTTCATTATCGTCGGCTCTCTATTTTTAATTCAGTCACGTCTTCTAAGATTTTATCAACCCAGTCTTTCTGCTTATCGGTAAGATCCCAATAGTCCACCGTCCAGACTTGTTCTAGGAAAGAGTATCCTCGGTTGGCATACGGACTTAAGCCTAAAAAGTTTTCCTCAAGCCAAGGCAGGTCAATGCCTTCTTCTTTAAACATGCTTTCTACTGTTAACTCGTTAGCCATGACCGAGAAAACGTACTTAAATTCTCTCCGTTAGTCTAGTAAAACATAAAAATAACTGGGGGTTTCTTTAAAGTCGCATGACACTTGGGGGTGTGAATAGCAAGATCCTCGTCATTGGCGACATTCACATCCCCTACCACCATCGGGACGCCTTTAACTTCTTGGACGCACTCTCGACCAGGTTTAAGCCAGACAAGATTATAAGCATAGGTGATGAGGTAGACTGGCACTCAATCAGTTTCCATACCCATTCACCAGATTTGCTTTCCCCAAGTGACGAGCTAACCACATCAATCAAGTACATCAAGTGGCTTGAGGCAATGTTCCCAGAGATGGATGTTGTCGAGAGTAACCACGGCTCTCTTGTCTACAGAAAGCAGCAAGCAGTTGGCCTTCCTCGCTCGGTATTTAAGTCATACAACGAGATCTATAGTGTTAGCCCCAAGTGGAAGTGGCACATGGACATGACCATCAAGATGAGCAACAGTCAACCGCTTTACCTTTGCCACGGCAAGACCAGCAACGTTTTGAAGCTTTCACAAAGCATGGGGATGAGTGCTGTTCAAGGGCATTTCCATGAGCTTTTTGGTGTTCATTACTGGGCAAATTCTTTGGGACTTTACTTTGCGGCCCAGACAGGCTGCCTTGTGGACGATGATTCCATGGCCATGAGCTACAACAATACAAACCTAAAGCGTCCAATACTTGGCTCGCTGATTATTGAGAAAGGACATCCAAGGCTTGTTCCAATGGTGTTAAACAAGCGCGGAAGATGGGTTGGGAAAATCTATGGATAGCATCAATTACCCCTTGGTTTATGTGGTCTGGAAGGACGCCGTATCTTGTGATGCATGGATTGATGCAGACGCAGAACATAGGCTTACCACCATTCACACGGTTGGATTTATTATTGCCGAAGATCAGGAGTCGATTACTCTTTGCATGAATCTGGACATGGAAAACGGCAACGTCTCAATGACCATGACTATTCCGCTAGCATGGATTGAGTCGATGGATTATTTAGAGAGAAAATAAAAAGGGGGGCTTAATCCCCTTTGTGTTAGTTAAACGCCAACAAAAGTAAAACCAGCCACCGAGTCATTTTGTTTTTTCCCATCCGGCTTTTTTGGCTGCGTGAAAGCTTTCAAAGGTTATTACTCTGCCAGTCTTGGTGTTGACCAGCTCAAAGACTCGCTCTGCGCCTTTTTTGGTTCGGTTGTATCGACCGATGAATGGTGTTTTATACTTTTGGTGTCGCCACATTTTGTGTCTCCTTTGGTTATTTGTGTTTGAATTAGCTTAAAACCCTTTGCCGTCACAGTTGCCGTCGCCGTCGCCGTCGCCGTTGCCGTAGCCGTAGCCGTGGCCGTTGCCGTAGCCGTAGCCGTGGCCGTTGCCGTAGCCGTTGCCGTTGACGTTGCCGTAGCCGTAGCCGTTGCCGTTGACGTTGCCGTAGCCGTAGCCGTGGCCGTTGCCGTAGCCGTCGCCGTGGCCGTCGCCGTGGCCGTTGCCGTTGACGTTGCCGTTGACGTTGCCGTAGCTGTAGTCGTCACCTTCACCGTAGGGGTATCCGTCATCGTCGGCTCTATCTGCAAAACTATTGTTTGCGTCCTCTCCAAGACTTGCGATTAGCCCAAGTTCCATTTTGAAGCCTCGCAGTCTAAGGTTGCAATGATTGTTAGCGGATGAAAGCGCACTGGCAGCTCACAGTCATCTAGTTTACACTCTGCCGTAGGACCGTGTTTAGCGACATACCCAAAGCCTTTGCCAGACCGCTGTTGGCGATAGTTCTTTGCGTTGGTTAGGATACATTCGCTGTCTGAAACTTTTTTAAAGTTGCCGACGAAAACCCATCCCCTTTGCAGTATGACAATCCGGACATCTTTTTCTTGATTAACTGGTTTATACTCTACTCCGTTTACAATTAAAATGCTCATTTAATTCTCCTTTGGTTTGTCCTCTTTAAGCTCTACATCGTAACAAAGAAGGTCGATGAAATTCTTTGCTGCATTGTTAGATATTTCGTGAATGCCAGGCAATGTAACACCCTGTCTTTTACACTCGTCCTTGAATTGCATGGCAATATTTGCCTGCCAAGACATATAATAACCCTCGTCTTTTTTAAGCTCACTTACTAAGTGGACTACAGCCTCTTTCGTTGTCATTTCATCCTTTCTTTAAACTTTCTTGGCTCTTGCCGGCTCATAGCTCACCGTCCTTAATCCAAAGTACTTCTGTTCTTTTTTTTGCACCGTCTGCAAAGGTATCTTTTGTCACTACCCTCCATCCGCTTAGATACTGAGAATAAAACTCAGAGTCGTAGCCAGAAAGCACGACATTCCCTTGTACTGTTTTGAGTAGAGATAAAAGTTCAACGTGGTCTTGGTCATCAAGCTCATGCTTATACCGACCACTGCGCCTGGTCTGATGGGAATAAGGGGGATCTACATAAAATAGAGTATCTTTTGAGTCGTGGGTTTTTATAACATCAAAAGCGTCTTTGCACTCAATCACTACACCTTTAAGCCTTTCATAAAAGGTCGGGATATATTGAGGCCAGTTTACCCAATCATGGGCTGGGGTGGTGCCACTTCTATTTAAATTCGAGCGAAAGCCAGTTTTTCTCTCTACGTTTGTAGACGAGTCTGCGCTAAAGCCCATAAAACTTCTGACAATCAATCTTCTGGCTTTTTCAATTTCACAGGGGTGATAAACATGAGCCAGTTCAAACTCTCTTCTTGAAAACGGAGTGGCTTCAACGACTTTTTTTAATTCCTGGTGTTTCTTTTGATCGGCGAGAACCTTAAAAAGAGAATACAAAGAGTCGTCAATGTCATTGTAGACCTCACCATAAGATCGTTGCTTTCTCATAAGGACCGAGGCTGCCCCGCCATAAGGCTCGACATAGACTTTGTGCTTAGGAAAATGAGAGATAATCCAAGGAGCCAGTATAAACTTGCCCCCAAAATATCTAAGCACTGGGCGTTTTATTGCCAGGGGTTCGCTCATAGCTTACCGTCCTTAATCCCCATTAAATATTCAAAAGCTACTCTTGCTTGCTCTGGCACGACGCCATTGCCAAGGGCTTTAAGTCGGTCCACCCGATAGCTAGTCCCATGAGTGCCTCGACAAACTGCGGGTTCAATCTTAAGCCACTCTTTTCGACTAAGCTTGGAAGCGATAGGCATTCTCTGTTTTTGCCGACCGGCCCCTTCCAGTCTCTCGCTAGCGGAGTCGGCCACTTGTTGTGTGAGGCCATTGTTGAAAGGCTTGGCCTTACAGAGCTCCCTTTGCTTTTTGATTGGTTGTTTCCGTATGGTCTTGCTGTTGGCGTGGGCAAGTAAGAAGAATCTTTTTCTTTCGTGAGCGGCTCCAACGTAGCCGGCAGAAACAACCGTCCATCGACAAGCATACCCCATAGCGGTAAATTCATTGGCGACATGATATAGTCCTCTAGTGCGTATTGCTGGCGAGTTTTCAAGAAAAACAAAACTGGGCTGAATTTCTTTGGTAAGGCGAGCAATCTCGAAAAAAAGTCCACTTCGCTCTCCTGCCAAGCCCTTTCCATTTCTAGCAACGCTAATGTCCTGGCATGGAAATCCTCCGACGATGATGTCACAGTCGCCAGATTTACCTCGCACGTTTTTGACATCTGCAAGAATTGGAGCTCTCGGGAGAGAGCCATCGGCCATTCTTTCTGCAATAATTCTCTGTGCGTATTCTTCGATTTCAACATAAGCAATCGGCTGGCAATAGTTTTCCAATGCCAGCGTAATCCCCCCATAACCTGTAAATAGGTCTAGCGACCTAAGCATAGCTCACCGCCCCGAATCTTGAGTGCACTCAGGCTCGCAGTCCAGTGGTAAGTGAGAAGACACCACCGCTGCGGCAAGCATAAGAAGCATTACAAACACAACATCACGCCAAGTTGTCATCGTTCTCGCTCTCGACTTTGGCCTCTCCGACCTCAATTGATAGGCCCTGAATGTTGTGGGTTTTAACGTCGTCAGCTACAGCTTGGGCTAAAGCTTTATGCGCTCTAAGCACAGCCAAAGCGCCCTTGTCTTTGTATGCGTCAATGTATGTGGAGTAAGTCGCAGCGGTGAATATAGTTACCCCACGCAGTATCTCGGACGAAAGCTCTACCCGCTTTTCCATAAACCCCAACGCGTCCGCAAGTTTTTTTGCCACATCTTCTGCCGTTTCGTTACTCATAACCCCTCTCCTTTTTGTGTAGTTTAACTCTTAGTAACATTCGTTTAAGTGCTGTCCGCACACCAGAAGATGCGACCCCATATTTTTCTGCGACTTGGACAACACTTAAACCTGCAAGTAGATCGCGGCCATAGTCAAAAGGATTATTGCACCTGCGTCTTGGTCTATTATCCTTCGAGTAACGCCACTCCATTTCAAGCTCATCAAGTATTTGATGGGTGGCCTCACTTAAAAAGGTCGGCACGTCTTTGTTGTGCTTTTGAAACTGTCTACTCATAGCCCGCTCCAGTAGATCAAATGCCCCAACGCGTACAAAAATAGCAGCCCAAATAAAAAAACTGCCGCCCGGTCTATCTTATCTTCCTCTTTCCTCACGCCCCATACTCCAATTTAGTTTGTACATCTTCTTTAAAGTAGCGACCGACAATCTCCACTTTTCTTTTTAGCGTATCAATGACGGCCTCATCTACCTCATTACCCTCAAGTTTAATAAGCACAACGTTAATGTGACTGTTCTTTTGGCCTTTTCTTTGCGCTCTCCCCACGGCCTGCGAGTTGTTGCCCGGCACCCAATCCATTTCCACAAACACAATGGTGTCGGCGGCCTGAAGGTTGATTGCAGCGTTGCTCATGGAAATACTGGCTGAAATCGCTGAACACGTGGGGTCACTTTGAAATCTGTCTATACTCTTGTCAAGGTCTTTCCTAGACATACCGCCAATAATCATTTCACAGCCAAGACCCTGTAGGCCTTTGGCAACACCCTCAGTGACATCTCTATGGTGGCAAAAGATAATGGCCTTTTTAAACTGGCCAGTGTCGTGGAGCTCCTTGATGTAGCGGACCGCCCCCTTCACTTTCTGGGTGCCGTACAAGCGGCGTAGCGAGCCAGCATTGACAGCCTCGTTCATAAGAGCTTTCTCTAGGCGGCCACCCCGAATGTCTTCAATCAGTTTACCTTCCGCCAGCGCCGCACTCTCGGTCTCCTCCGCGTCAAGTTTGATCGAAGCGTCTGGCTCTACGTACACCGAGCTGAATACAAGTGGCGGCAGAGTTACCTCGGCGTCTGTGGGTGTGCGTCTAAGCATGAACGCGTGGAGCATTTTATCCCACTCCGCTTTGCGCTCATCTCGCACACCAAGATTCACAATGCCGCCAAAGCCGCTGGTGATAACGCGAAAGAAGTAGTCAATGAAAGCACTCCGGTTCAGGTAATGAATCCTAAACGCTTTGGTAAACACGTACATCTCAACAGGGTCGTTGGGAGTTGGCGTGCCAGTCAGGCACCAAAGCCGCGTCACTCTTTGCATGAGACTTGGTATGGGGTTTCTTCGGTGTTTCCCAACGCGTTCCTCAGGAGGGAACATAAGAATCTCGGTGCGTTCAGTACCTCGGTTCTTAACAAAATGCGCCTCGTCAAGAATAGCCACATCAAAACGTAGATACTCTGGCAGCTTGCTCGCCAGATTGTAGGTGAGGATGACGCTGTCGCCCGGCATAACTTGGTCGAGTTGTTTACTTGATTCGATAACGTGCAGGTTTGTTAAGTCTATTTGGCTTTTAAACTTAACCAGCTCCTTCTTCCAATTGGTTCGCGCAACGCCTGGGCATACGATCACCACGCTCTTAGCCTTAACCATGTCAAGGGCTGCTATACTCTGCACCGTTTTACCAAGGCCCATAGAGTCGGCAAGTAAAGCATAGCGACGATGACTCAGAAAATCGGCCCCTTTCTTTTGAAAGGGTTCGCACATAAGAAAGCTAGTGGGTTTGGACATCATCTAAAACCTCGTTGTCTTCATCCTCATACACATCTGGATTAAGATTTGTGTCGCGTCTATAGTTTGATATGAAATAGTTCTTAAGAGTACTTCGATAGTCGCGGGATGAGTTTAATTCGCGCGTGATGTACTCGGGTAGGATTACGCAGTTAATGCGAACACCATTAATCCTTCTACGCGTGGGCTCAGAACCCGGAGCCAGCACCGCAGTCAGGATTCGGTTGAAAGTTTTGATGTGGGTGTTTCGGTTGTGGTGACTTTCGCGCAGAAAATACTCGTGCATGGTTGTGGTGTTAAGAATGTACTGGTACTTGCCGTCATTGGTTACGGACCTTGCAACACAATCCACAACCAAGCCAGATGAAACGGCTTCAAAAAGAAAACTGCGGACGGGGTCAAGAGAGACTGTGCGGTTGTAGGTGTTATCCACAAGGGACAGTAGTTTAGACGTGTCGTATGAAAGCCACTTGTCCGCTAGTAACTCGCCGCCAAGTAAGCCGTTATCTAAATTGTACCGATCAAGAAAAGGTATCAGACGATCCCACTTTTTCTTTTGGCCAACCCATGTGGGCTTGACTTCGAGAATAGCGAAGCGCCTTTCTGTGGTGTGCGCTTCGACACAGTCAAGATAGTTACTTGTTATCATCAGGTTAATTAGGTTCTGGTCAATGCGTTCTACTTTATACTTTTCTTTAATGAGTATGGTGGGGGAGCTAGCGATATCTCTAATGATAGAGTTAAAAGACTTGCTGTCAGTGCGATACATTTCTTCAATAGCGACAAACTTTTTATTGGAAAACACGCTGTTAAAAGAAGCGACCAAAGCGCCCGCTGTAACTGTCGCTGAGTAAGGGTCAAGAAGGCGCGCCATCATATTAGAGATGACACTCTTACCTGTGCCGCGCTGGTCGCTAATCAAACAAGGGACAGTAATAAGTTTTTTCTTTGGTGTGGACACTGTCTGTGAAAGCCAAGCCCAAAAAAGATTATTTATCTCGGTGTTAGCTCCGCATACGTTTTCAAATATGTGCTCTTGTATGGTAAGCAGAGCTTCCCTGGCCTCGCTTGACGCTTCGTCATAACTACAAGGCTTAAAGGTAAACCCGCGGAACATATTGTAGCGGGAGCTCTCTTCAGTGAACTCGATCTTGCTTGGGTCCATGTCAAAGAAAGTCGTGACTGTTCTTCGATTCGGATTCTTAACCCATACCTCAGGTGCGGCAACAAAGCGGGAGCTACCATGGTCGTTGACAACAAAGACTTGGCTGTTACCAAATAGCGTAGAGAAGTCTTGCATACCAAAGTCGTTAACCATCTCCCCGTCAACACTAAACTCGCCCACGCGTAGTACGTTTCGATAGTTTGTCAGAACTGCGAAGCGTTTATTAAAGTCGGCGACCATGCGCTCAAGTGCAGAGTCGCCAGAGTAAGATGGCTTTATCTCGGCAAAGGCGTTCAGGCTCTCGTAGGCTGAGTCAGTTGGCTGGGCTCCATACTTGTAAGCGTTGCGCGCAATTTCAGTTAGCTCAACCAAAGACCACGGTGGCTGACACGTTTGGTTCCAGTACTTATCAGCAAGGACAACCGAGTCTTGAAGTGTAAGGCCAAAGTCCTTAAGCCTAGCAAATACTTTAAACGTGTGGGCGTTACCGCCTTGGCCCTCGATAGCTGGCTCCACTGACTCAAGAAACTTTTTAGCCAGCTCAAACTTAACTCCATAGTCCACATCCTTGGCGGCTTCTTCAAGTTCCTCGCGTGACAGTATGGTTTTATTAACCAAGTTACGGCGCTGCATCGACTCTTCAATCCAGTGAGGGAGTCGGGCGATTGGTGCGTCAGTCTTAACCCAGTAAGGCGAGCCAAAGATTTTACTTCCAGGGCCGACCACGAATCCGCCCTCTCCTCTGTGGTCGATAGCCTCGCCCAAGGAATTTGTGCCAGAAGAAAACGGCGTCGAAGTGAAGTAATAAAAGTGAAGGCCTTTGGTCGGGGTTTCAACCGTGAAAGTTTCAGGGAACTCATAGCCACTTAACTCCAATTCAAAAAGTGTGGTGAGCCCGCGCTTGCCTTTGGCTACGTCAACATCGACCACAAAGAGATACTTACCAGGCTCACTTGTAGCGCCACAACGTACGCCAAGGTTAAACGTGCTGTGCCCTTGATTGGTGAGCATAAAGTTTGTGTCAAGCGACTCAAGGTTATCGGTGGCTAACTTCTTCCAGTCTTCGTAAGCGGCAGGGAGCTTTTCGTCTGGCCGCACAGGAAAAAGTTTTATGCCTTCGGCTGCGAGTCTTTCGATAAATGGTTTTAATAAGTTCATCCCCCCACCCCTACTATTTCCAGAAGCGTTCACGTATTGTGGCTTCGCTACCTATGGGCGCTTCACTTGCCCACGCCGGGGGCTCAGACATGATCGCCTCTATCTTATGGGCTGTGGCTTCAGCTTCGCTTTTCAGGACGCTGAAGACACCCTCATCGTGAACGTGAAAGTCGGGGATAAGTCCTAACTTTAGTTTGATTTGGATTAGATAGTGGCAGAACACGTTACGCGCCCAGGCCTGAGTAATATTCTCAACCAAAAGTCCACCGGTTGTCATCTTCTTGCGCACGAAAAGTGCGGCTCCTGTACCTGGACTCAAGTAGGTAATGCGCTCCTTTTCAATGCGACACCCCCTATAGGTTAGGCGGGTACCCGTGGGGAACACTACATATAGGGTGTCGTTACCGCCCCGAGCAAAACGAAAAAGTTCTTTGCCGGACTTTGACGCCCACGCTCTAGGCTTACCGTCACGCAGCACAGCTTTGGCCGTATCCTCGCACTCTCTCCACATGCCGCTAATAGCTGGGTGCGTCTGCCGCCACTGGGTAATGAAACTGTTTATCAAGTCGTCGGTGAATGTGGTGTAAAGAAAGTTATCCTGTTTGATGCGATCATGCACGCCGCTTTTAAGATAGACCTGGATCTTAGTTCTGTTCTTGTCTGCGTAATAGTTTTCACTATCCGTTCGATACCAACGCGACTTTAAGATTAGATCGGTGTACTCGCTGCGCGCAATCTCTTGCGTGCTGCGCGACTCAAAGAACACGTTGTAAACAAACTCTCTTACGTCAACGCCATAGCCTTGAGCCATGCCTAAGAGTGCATCCACCCCGCCACCGTACCCAAGGGAGAGCTGCACCACTTTACCAATGTCGCGCTGGGCTTTGGTCACCCGGTCCACCGGAACGCCAGAGAGTTTAGAGTAGGTCAGCTTATACGTGTCAGCGCCAGAGCGAAAAGCATCGAGCAAATCTTCCTGCTTGGCTAAGTAGGCAAGCCCACGCGCTTCAATGTTACTTAAGTCGCACTGAATGAGAACGTGGTCCGGGGTCTTGGGTCTGATAAAGGCGCGTAGGGAAGATGACGCGGCCAGGGCCAGGTCCTCAAACAAAACCTCGACCATGTGCGGGTCGTCTTTGAGGACTTCAACAAAGTTTATAGCATCGTTATAGGTGTAGTCCTTTGACGGCCTGGGGAAGTTGTGTATCTGCACGCCATAAGATGAAAAGCGATTGGTAATGGCACCGCTATAGTTAAGCGCGCCGCGTACATTTAGAATCCCGTGGGGTTTTATCTCGCCTTGCGAGAGGACCACTTTAAGTTTGGCAATCGCACTGCTTGAGCACGCTTGGCGAACGTCAAGGATCTTTCTGAGCTCGGGGTCAAGCCCCGGCTTACTAAGCAGGGCGGCCACACTTGCCTTATCCACCCCTTTAACCGGCACATTAAAACGCTTTATGATGTAGTTCTTAAGGGCCACAGTTTGAGTTGGCTTAGACACCACGCCCTCGGTTAACCGACTTAACTCTTGCGACATAGTGTCAATGTAAACGTCCATAAGTTCGAGCACGTTTTTACTAGGGGCGCGATCAAAGTTAACCCCGTTCATATTGGTAAGCCACGTGTGTATCTGAACTGCCCGCTCAAATGGCGGCAACTGCGGCAGCCTTTTATAAAGTTCAACCGAGCATATGGTGTCTCTATCGCAGTAGACATTTAAGTTTTCAAAGTCCACTGGGTAATCTTCTGGCTCGTTCCATATCGCATGGCCGTTAAGACCGATGGCTTTTGGTTTGCTAAAAAGTTCAAGGGTCTTTTTATTCTCAAGGTCCTTAACCACGTCAGCATTAAGTGCTTGCAAACTTTTTTCGAGACTACCTGGCAAATTGTGGTAGCGACACATGTCCATGGTACATTCAATCTTGTTAAAAGGTATCTCGATATTAAAGAAGGTGCGCATGGCTTCGACTTCAAACAGCACGTTGTGCGCCACAAAACTCGCACCTTCATTAATCAGGTCAATAAAGTCTTGGGGTGGGGTGTACTTGCGCGTCTTTCTTTCTTGGCGCGTGGGGTTGTAGCGTCTAGTCGGTTCAAGAGTTTCTCCACGCTGAACTGTGTAGGACATACACAACACACCAGCTTGCAGGTCGTTGAGATATGGAAACATACCGGCTGTGAGTATGTTAACTGGTGAGCGCGTCTCGAAGTCTATAAATACTTTGGTCTCAGTCATCGGGTAATTTCCTGTGGAAGTCTGGCTTCCTAAACCACGCGCACCAATTGTTGATACGCGTGGGGTGTTTAAATTTAACCTAAAAGATTAGACATCTCTGCGTCTGCATCAGCACGGCCGCCAAACATATCACCAAGACTTGGTGCGGAGTCGCCGCCTTCAATAGGGTCAAGTATATTGACACTCTCAAAAGCGTCAACGCTACCAACAGCTCCCCCAGTTAAGCGTTCGCCCTCGCCCACTTTCATAACACCAAGTAATCGCTGGGCGACCTTGTCGTTATTCATGGCAAAAAGTTCAACGGTGGCTTGACAGTAACAACCAGCGTAAATCTGCGTCTTGGCTTCCGCAGCGGTTAAGACCTTGCGATCTTTACCAACAAGTAAAACCGGACCAAACTTTGCGTTACGACTCAGGTTAAGAAATGATCCGCCCTTTTTGTACACGTCTTGAGTCTGGCTGATGTCCTTACCCTTTTCGATTTGGGTCTCAAGATAATCTTCGTTACTCTTGACCAAGACAGCGCCGTTGTTCACGTTAAGAATGAACGCGGGAGCTTTTTTGCCCAGGTATTTTGAGCACAGTGCATACACCACGCGCCAGTACGGCCATAAAGCTTGGCTTTCTTCAGGGTCAAAAACTGCCACCGCACTGTACTTAGGGTCTAGCTTCTGTCCCTTCCACTCGCCTTCCTTGGGCACGTCAAGTGCGGGATAGCTCAAGCGAAACTTTGGCAAGAGAACTTGAACTGTGACATCCTTATCCCCCTTCTGCAAACGATTAAGGTCAGAGATGGTTCTCTTAATGTGACCCTCTGGTGAGAACATCTTAGCCACGATATTGGCCTGTATTTGTTCTTTATTCATATCAAATATGCGCATGGTTAACTCCTTTGTTAGATGTTGCGCTCGTTTAATTTAATCTAGTATCTCAACGTTGCCAAAGTCCATGAGTAAGTCGCCACCCTCACGCATGGCCGCAATCTTGGGGCTGCCTGGAAGTTGGACTAAAAGATCCTCAAGGATTTTGCGCTCTGGCTTCTTTAGTTTCTGCGCCACCTTAGTAAAAGGCAACAGCTCTTTTTTGGTGATAGCATCCACGTCAATCTCCACGCCCATGACCGAAAGAATCTCGGCCAGGTCTTCAGGGGTTTGGATGCTCTCTGGGTAAGCTCTCCTACCACGCCCTGGAATAAGCTCAAGGCCAAGTTTTTCGTTGTGTCCCTTCTGGATGCACTCGGTTATGAACTTATCCAGTTGTGAAAAGAACCGAGTGCACTCTTGTTTCATATCCCAAAGCGCCCTAAGACGGCCAAGAGTCTTGTCAAACTCATCACTTGGTTCCGTTGGTACATCAAGGTTTTCAACCATATCTTTCTCCGTATCCGTAAGGGCTGCGATACCTTCAAAGGCATCGAGTACGCGCTTGGCTTGTGCTGGGCACGTAGGTCTTGCGCTACAGAACTGGCAATGAGAACCAATTCTATAGGCCGGGTTATCGTCTGTCATAAGCGTACTAAACTTATCGCGTATATAATCCTGCGCGTAGACCAGCTCGAAGCCACCAATCGTGGTACTTTTAAGCCACTCCTCGCCGTGTCTTGGTTGACTAATCGCAATGTCAATAGTCCAGTCCAGTATATCGGTGTCGCTTAAGCCCATGTCTTTGAGTGCACCGCTTGCGTACATGACACCTTGAACGTTGGCATCTACGCCCACAATACTCTTTTCTTTTACTCGCTCAAATGAGCCATACTCTGCGTCCACGCCAACGCCCTGCCCATACTTAAAGTCCAGGATAATCAGGTGCTTTCGCCCCGCATGAATCAAGGTCACGTCAGCGGTCCCAAAGCACGTGGGGTGTAAGTGGGTAAGATCATAGCGCGACTCAATCTTGAGAGCGTATCCTTTACTCATCCACTCATCAATCCATTCAACCGTGGGGAGAAGGTTATATTTATGTTGCTCCCAAAGCGAGCCAAAGTTTTCCTTAAGATAAGCGTTGCAGTCAGCTTCTCCGGAGAGAACCCAAAGCTCAAGTGCTTTATGCGCTATCGTACCTTCTCGCGCATAGCTTGAATCCTCTGGGCCAAACAAAGAAAGGTGAGTAAGTTCTGCTTTGTAGCTTGCCGGGCACTGCAAGCGTCTCACTGCACTGCTTGGGCCAAGCAGCGAGTGGGCAATTGTGCCGGTGTCGTGGTCTATAGGGTCTAGCATCTCATCCCCCCTAGCCCAGTTCTTTAACGACGAATTTAAACACGTCCAGGAACTTGGCGCGCTGATCTTGTGGCACCTGGGTAATGGTGGCCGCACTGTGCTTACCAAGTAACTCGCTTAAGGCTTTGGCCACTTGATTCTTGGCCTCTCCTGTTACCGCCGTGTAGATTTTTGAGACCTCTTGTCTAAACGCCGTGTCATCTAAAACTTTAGCGCCCCCGTTTGCTGAAGCCGGTGCTGGACTTGGTGCCGGTGCTGGACTTGGTGCCGGTGCTGGAGCTGGACTTGGTGCCGGTGCTGGATCTGGAGTCGAGGCCAAAAGATCAATGTCACTTGACTCCTGGGCTGCGGATTGCGCCACCTCTGCAATGAACGCCACCCCTTGGTGCGCGCCACTATCCTCAACCACCGCGTCTTTCTTGGGCCTTCCTCGGCGCTTAGGGTTTAAGTCCTGCGCGCTTGCCGCCACACTTGGCTCCGCCTTTGGCGCAGGTGCGGGTTTTGGCTTTACTATCCGCGCGTCTGGGTCAATCTCCACTTCGTTAGGCCCGCGTATTGGCGTCACCACTTGTGCGGGCGCGGGCGCAGGCGCAGGCGCAGGCTCAGGCTCAGGCGCAGGCTCAGGCTCAGGCGCAGGCGCAGGCTTTGCCTCTTGCGCTGGTGCCGGTGCCGGCCGGTTTTCAAAGGCCTCAACCAAGCCCATGAGGAAACTCTTGGCGTCTTCATTAAGCCCAATGTTCACGTCAACTCTAACTTTAACTTCCATCCTATCCGTCCTTTATTGAAAATAGTTTTCGTTTGGTTCATCTTCAAACTGTCGGTCCCAATCCTCAACGGCGCGATTAAGCTCGCCCTGGTCGATTATATCCCACTCGCTAGGGCTTTGATCTTCCGGGGAGAACTGCCTAAACTTTAAGGCGCTGATTGAGTCCAGAGTTTCGTCGAGATTATCTGGCAATTTGAGGCTGTCAACTGCGTCCTGTAAATCAGAGTCGTAACTTATCGCATAGCGCGTGGGCAAAACAAAACTTAGTAATGCCACGCTCAAAATCCAAATGATAAAGGTTTTCATGTTTGACCTCCGGCTTTCTTAAGTGCGGACTCAAGTGCGACAAGCCACAAAGGGGTATCCTCGCTCGGCTTTAGGCCCTGCTTTAAAGACAAGACTGTAAGCTCCGCCGCTAGAAACAAGTCGGGCGCAGCTTCAATAAGTCGCCTGTCGTATTCTTTCCGGTAGCGTGGCTCAATGCCAGGCTCAAGGTCGCGCGTGATTTTAAAACTCCCGTCCCAATAGCTATCCACTTTCCATGGTGGCGGGGTGAAAAGTGTGTCGTGTCGTGCATCCATTGTCTAGTCCTCCTCTTTGGTCAGGCATTCGCCGCCGTTTGGTTACGCCACTCTTTTAGTCGTGTCACGGTAGTAAGCGCGTGCGCCATTCTGTCCTCTTCGCTAAGGCTTGAGCCTTCAACCACGCGAATACTGGTACATGTCTCCAGCACAGCCCATTCGCAGTCCTCCTCGAAGGCATAAAAGAAAACATCAACCCAAGTAGAGCCGGGCGGAACAAAGAATCTGCGCTTACGCCCGCTCCAATACCTGGCGTTATAGGTATAATCCACGCCATAGCAGAGCCCGTCAGGTCCCATAATCACTGGTATTTTGTCTCTTTTGACCAACCCGCTTTGAGCAAGTGACTCCAATTCCTGCGGCGTTAACGCAGATTCTTGCACAAGATACCCGCCATGCCCAGAACATGAATAGTAGTACGCTCCCTTTCGGTTAGTTTTGTAGGAGGTCGTGCCACCACGTCCCCAGAAATTCTCGGCCACGTTACGCCAATTTATTTTTGTTGTTTTTATTCGCATGATTCCACTCCTTTTGTTGGTTAGTTTTTTTAATTGCGTAAAGGGTATTCATAACTGCGCGGACTTGGTCCACCGCATCGCGCGCAGTTGAGGCATTGACCAAGCAATGCTGGTCAGAACCACTCTCATTTTTTGTATGCCATGATAAAGTCCGATGCTTTCTTTGCTTGTTGGCAAGCAATCGCAAAGGACTTTGAGTTGTCTTTAATGTACTTCATCCACCCCTGAATGTACGCAGCACTATTGCGCAAGCTTGTGTCGCTAGAAATGCTCAGTGACGTACAAACAAAGGCCGCAGTCAATTCGGCCACAAGCTCCTCATGGCTGTACTCTTCATTTCCAAAGGCCACGCGCTCGGACTTTTTAAAGCGATCAAGTCTTGTCTTGTGCCCAGTCCAGTGGCCCAGCTCATGGAAGAGAGTTGAGTAATATTCTTCGCGGCTAGAAAAGGTCGTGTAGCATGGCATTTTGATTTTATCGGCAAGCGGCCAGTAACTAGGTGTGCAAGATGGGAAAACCTCGATGATTGCGCCAGTCCTTTTGGCTAGGGAATCCGCCTCGGCAATGCGTGGCAGATCCAAGGGGTTGTCGATCAAAGCGCCAATTTTCATGCTATCAGGGACCTGGTCCAGTTGATCGGCATTAAACACTTTGAAGTAGCGAGCGAAGATGCGTGTTTCGTAGTCTTCAGGACTTGCGTCTTCTTCCCTTACTTGCTTTGAAAACCAGCCAAGAATGTTTGTGGCCTTCTCGCCCTTGCGAATCTTGAGGCCCATGTCACTTGCTTGCTTGAATGTGAGCCAGTGATTGTTGCCAAAGCCACGCGAGGCCAGAATGATTGCATTTAAGCCGGTATATTGCCGCTTGGTCATGCCATTGCATTGATTGCCAAGCTTGGCGGTAAAGTAAGGCTTAGACCAAGGAATCTCACCTTGAGCCATGATGTCGGTGATTTGCTGCGCCACGATATCGTATGGAGTGACTTTGCTCATTGGTCACCGCCTTGCTCATCTTGGTCACTCTCCCAATCAAAGATCTCGCAAACATGGCGGTCCCCATAGGAATCAACCAGAAAGGTCGCCGTCCCCTTGTCGCAACTTAAAAGAATGTCGCGGTGACAGATGCTTGCCTCATGTGCGACCCATGTCTCCCCATTGACCTGAATCGGGAAGTCACAGGGGACATAGGCTTGATCGTTGGCTTTGACAGCAAGGTCGATTAAAGCAGTGAAGTCTTTCATGGCGGTTTTCATCTTGCCACCTCCACTTCACAGTCATAGCAATTGTCCCAAAGCCCAGTGATGTCGCATCTCTGAAAAGACGGCTCGACTGTATCGTCTGGCATACGAACATGAAAATGCTTGTATCCGGCCAGTGTCTCGTCAATTGCGGCCAAGTCACTTTCGCTCAGGTCGTCGCCGTTTAAAAAAAAGCACATTAAATTCGCGCTTATTGATCTGCTTACCAGTCGTGTCTCTTTTCCCGCTCTATAAAGGCCAAGGCGAGGATAAAACTTAAGACCCATAGGTAGGTACCTCCTGTCGTTTTTGGACGTCACAGCGCCCGTTTTTGTTCGTTTGGCGGGGTCTCTGCCCGCGTGCCCAAAGGATTGCCGCACAATTAACGGGAAGTCAACGAAAAACTAGACAAAAAGAAAGTTTTATTTTTTGTGCCGCGTTGAAAGCTGGGCCAAGTCCTGAGCTTAAGTTTTGGCGGGCGCTTTGTCGGTTGATGATTGATCGTCGCCTAAGTCAAGGCCCAGTTTCTTAGCCAAACGATCAGCTTTGCGAATCTCGCGGCGCTTGGCTTGCTCGGCTTTGATTTTTTCAAGTTTTTCGATGGGGAAAAAGCTGCGTCGATACCAGGTATAGCCAAGGGAATTGAAGTAGGCTCTGTCTTTACGGTATCTCTCGTGGTCAAAGTCTGCGGCCCGAGCTCTTCGTTGATAGACGAAATGAGTTGGGCGCAGAGCAACTGGGACCATAGGCGGGTAATCCCTAAGCACAGCCATAACCCAAACTCCACGCAGCTTTTTCTTTGGGTCTAGGCGCTTATTGAGTTTTACGTGATTCTGCACAGTAGAATAGGCCATACCCAAGACATGGCCAATTGCCCGAGTACAGAGCCCGAGCAAATAGAGCTCAGTTACTTGTGCTCGGCGTAATGGCATTCCTTCAAACAGGCTGGGGTAAGCGTCTCTTAACGTGTGATTGTCCAAGTCCAAAGGAATGATGCCTACGTATTTGTTTTGGATTGCTTTGGCTCTGGACCATTGTTCTGGGGTTAGCATTGCGTGTTCCTTTCTGTGGCCACTACTGCCAGTTCTTCTATGTGGCTGTCACCATTGCCGGCTTCTTTTTTGTTTCTGTCGCCACTACTGCCAGTTCTTCTATGTGGCTGTCACCACTACTGCCAGTTCCTTTTTTGTTTCTGTCCCAAATAGAGTCGCGTGGGGAAAGTCAAGCCAAAAGTAATCTTTTTTCATGACGCAGCGGGTGTCCGGATTTGGGGGGTCGTTTATAAAAGTATTTCTTTTAACATAGTTAGCTAGTCGCTAAAAAAAAAAATAGCTAAAAATGTAAAATTCATATCTATTTTTTATTAAGGACAAAATGGATAAAATGGATAGTAAGCATTTTCCCCACGCGAATCAATAGCTTGGATCTGACCACCAAAATCGGTGGAAAACCACATGACATGGCGTTTAATGCACAAAAAAGAGGCACGACTCACCGTGCTTAAAGCGCCATATAAGTAGTTTTTGACTTATAACGCATGATGTTGCAATGACTTGTTGCATCAAGTGGCCAAGCAACTGCGTCATAAACTTTATTTTCTTCGCGCCTATTGACAAATAGAAAAAGCCCCCACGCGCGCTGAGATTTTCCCCACGCGACTAAACAAAAAAAGTATGTTTCTCCTCTGAAAACGGGGGTCCTATCCCGCGTGGGGATGCCCTATTTTCAACGCCGAATTGATGTAGCTTTTGTGCTGAACCCACAGATTTTTGATGCGCGATGGGGGGGAGGGGGGGTAAAGTCAAGTTTGAACGCGTGGGGAGACCCCATTTTAAAAATTGCAAAGTTCGTATGAAAAATCCCCACGCGCTAAAAATAATTATTTACCTTGTAATTTCAACTACTTACAAAATCGCTTAGCCCGACCTCAGGAGCCAAAAATAAATTGCGCAGCGAATTATGGCCAAATTTAGCTAATTTTTACCCGTTTTTTGGCCGATTTATGGCGAATTTAAATGATTTATCCCGATTTATTAATTCAGCGCAACATAAGCTAAATTAATGGATAAAATTTTTAACTGCGCCTTAAATTAATACCAATTTTTAGATTAAATTGCGCGTCATAACGCGCTGCTCTCAGAAAAAAACTAGCGAATTTTCACGATTAAATTGCGCGTTAGACGCATAATATAGGACGCGGTGTAGTTAAAAATAGTTTTCTTGACAAAACGCTGTTTGCTTAAAAAACAGGCTAAAATTACAGTACAAAAGCTACATTCACTCAGCGTTTGAAACCACACAACCCCTTCCCTCTCACACTCACATCCGCTAAAATCTCGCTTAAGGGGGTTCTATGGACATAAAACGCGTAATCGGTATTGACCCAGGCTCAGGCCTCAACTCTGGCCTCAGTTACTTGGAAATGGAGTTTGGCCTGTGGTCTTTAAGACACGTGGGGGCTTATGACCCTAACCTTTTGTCTAGGTTTATTCACCAAGGGCCCCACGCGAATCTAGTCGTATGTTTAGAGAAAGCTCAGGCCTCACCCCAGATGGGTGTGGTGTCAGCCTTCACTTATGGAGTCAGCTATGGGGTGATCTTAGGTGAGGTCGAGCGTTTGGTTAAAGAACACTCCCTGTTTGGTTCGTTCGTAAGTCCAATGACTTGGAAAACCCAGTTTAACCTCATTAAAAAGCCTAAGAGCGAAAGCATTAAGCGTGTGCGCCAATTATTTAAGGACGCCGAGCCGGGTTTGCTTAAAGGCTTGACTTCACACGGCGCTGATAGTGTTCTAATAGGACTCTCTCGCGTGAAGTGATGGCAAAGACACCGGATTTAGAAGACATACTCAAGAAATATGAGGCCGAAACGACGTGGGCTGACCCTAAAAAAGTTGGCCCAAAGCCCGTTTTGGCGCAAAAGCCTATCAAATCAGAAGAAATAGCCGCGCCTGCCGGCCGTAGTTTGCCAAAACTTGAGGACGTGGATAAGCGAGCGGTGCTGGCGGTACTTGACGCTATTGCCAACGTCGACCCTTTAACTGCGTTTGACGACTATGGTGCGGTACTTCCAATAGCAGAAATGCCGGTTGAGACGCGCGCGGCGATTCGTTCAATTAAAGTTAAAGAAATCTTTGAGCGCGTGGGGACGCAAAGCGTTAAAGTGGGGGAAGTTAAAGAAGTTCAATTCTGGGATAAGCTGGCGGCAAGTGAGATGCTGGGTAAATATAAGAAGATGTTCACCGATCAGCCACCACAACAAGTTAACAATATATTAATAGTAGACAGTCTTAAACGTGGTTTAGAGCGCCTTCAGGCGGTGGGCTCATCTGAGATGCCATCCGACTATGGTTCGCTGCCTGGGGGCGCTCAAGACCATGAGGACACTTATAAGGAGATTGGTAATGTCGAATGAAGAACCCCAACCTCAACCCCAGCCACAAACCGTACCCACGCCGCCAAAGACAACCGCGACTGCCGTGGTAACGCCAGCCACCCCGTCAGAAGGTGTGCCAGTGTTAAAGTTAGACGAGTAGTCTTGTGGCCAGGGGGCGGAAAGCAAAGGGGTTTGAGTCACCACTAAGCCCAGAAGAGGAGCGCATTTTAGCTGAGACCATCGCGTCTTTGCGTTGGGACCCCCTCGGGTTTGCCAATTTTAACTACCCGTGGGGCACAGACGATTTACTTGGGTTTAATGGGCCAAAGACTTTTCAGCGCGAAATTCTGACTCTTGTTGGCAGTCACTTGCAGAACCCAGCGACTCGCTACATTCCGTTTAAGTGCGCAATTGGTTCTGGTAAGGGGATTGGTAAGACAGCTTTGATATCCATTTTAATCCACTGGGGGCTTTCGACTTGTGTCGATACTAAAATCCGGGTGACAGCAAACACCGACACACAGTTGCGCCTTGTTGTTTGGTCTGAAGTTTTAAAGTGGCATAGGCTGGGGATTAACTCCCACTGGTTTGATGCCGCAGCAACCAGTGTCAGTTCGCGTTTGCCGGGGTTTGAAAAGACCTGGCGTGCGGACGCAATGACTTGGTCAACCCAAAACCTTGAAGCCTTTGCCGGGTTTCACAACTACGGCAAAAGATTGATCGCAATTGTGGATGAAGGAAGTGGTGTTGATGATGGGGTGTTTGATAGCATCAAGGGGTTTTTAACAGACGACAATACCGAACTCTTGGTCTTTGTGTTTGGAAACCCCACGAAAACATATGGCTACTTTTATGACATCTTTCACAATGAAAACGATTGGTATAAGTTTAAGATTGATTCGCGTACGGTGGAAGGCATTAACCGCTCAAACATTGACTCGATCATTCGCGAACATGGCGAAGACTCCGACATCTTTAAAGTCACAGTCGCAGGTGAGTTTCCCTCACAAAGTTTTGAACAGTACGTAGAAAAAGACATCGTGGATGCCGCACTTACGCGTGAAGTTTTACGCGAAACCCAATACAAAGCGCCAGTTATTATTGGCTGCGACCCCGCCTGGACTCGGGATGAAGTGGTGATCACTGTGCGACAAGGGCTGTGGTGCAAAGTCCTTGAAGTGTTTACTAAACGTGACGGGCAGAATGATGAGATTATAGCCAATAAGTTAGCCTTCTGGGAAGATGAATACCAAGCAGATAAAGTGTTCATTGATATGGGCTGGGGTACTGGGGTTAAAACCGTTGGCGATCAAATGAATCGAAAGTGGGAACTTGTGGCGTTTGGGTCCTCAAGCCCAAGCCCGACGCACGCAAATTTGAGGGCGCACCTAATGACCGAACTTAAGAAGTGGTTAAAGGATGGAGGATCTTTAGGTGGCGATAGGGAGCTGGCCGAAGAAATTCAAATGCCCGAGCGTCGTACGACTAAAAAAGGTCTGGTCTTAGTTGAAAGCAAAGACGATATGAAATCGCGACTAAAGTCGGCGTATAAGTCGCCAGGGCGTTTAGACTCGCTGATGATGACCTTTCACAAGAAAATTAAAAAGAAACCCTTAGCGGAAACCTGGACGGCAAGTGACTATATATTAGGTGGACGGACGGCCAGACATTCTTATGATGACTACGATCCAAGGTCGTGAACTGTTTGATCTTGACTTAAAGACTGTAAATTTGTCAATATAAAATTGATTACTTTGCGGGCGGGAGGGACAACAATGAGATGGATTTTTCGGCTGTTTGACCGCTCCAGATCGTCAGAACTTGCTCCCATTATGGAACGTGTGCGACAAGCTGAAGAAGCAGCGCAGATTGGCAGGGCTCCCGAGGTTAATCGGTTGTCGTCTTTTTACGAGATGGCTTACGGAGCGTCGTTAAGCGATCGTGGCCGCCTTGAAGCCGACTTTTTTGTTCGTACCAACCAGTTAATGAATGACGGTATTGGCGGCGAGTTTGATAATAAAATTAACTTCGAGCGCGCCTTTAGTTTTCTAGTTCAACAGCGCCAAAGTCGTTTGTCCAGGGCAGAAGATGCTGGAATGTCACTTGCGGCAGCGGGCGGTTTTGGTGATAGAGTTTCAGCTCGGGTCAACATCTACAGCGGTAGATCATCGTTTGGGGTTTAAATGCATATAGATACACCGTCACGGATTCTTAAACTCTTTGAGCACCACAAATCGGTGTTAGCGGAGCATTTGGATTTTTGGAATCAGATCGCGCGCATATCTTCGCCGACAGTAATCCGTTCCATCGAAGAGTCTGGCGAAGAAACTCGCCGGGTGAAGTCGGGTCAGCGGCGGAACATCTATAACGATATGATTGTAGACGCAAGAAACATCGCCGTTTCTGGGCTTATGGCGGGGATGACGCCAAGAGAAACGCCGTGGTTTTCCACCGGCATTTCATTGGACGGGCAATTGCTTTCGCTTCAGAGTGTTGGTGTATTACCAAAACAGCTTATTGATTTGCGAACAGAAGCTTTAAGGTTAGCTCTGTACACGTCAAATTTCTACTCGACCTTAAGTGAGTTTTATCGAGACGCTTTGGATTTTGGTAATGCTGGGATGCTTATGGACGAAGGGCCTGAGTTAGACGGAAGCCTTGTCTATGAGTACGTGCCTCTTGGTACTTTTGTCGCGATTGAAAACGGGTACGGTAACGTAAACGGGTTTATTCGGCGCATGACGCTTACCACTTGGCAGATTGTTGATCGCTTCCTTAAGCAACCAGATGGGAATATAGACTGGAGTATTGCGCCTATCGGTCTTAAACAAAAGTTTGAGGCTGACGATTGGTACACACCACATGAAGTTTTTCATTCCATTTTACCAAAGGACGATAAGTTTGAGTCCTGCTACTTTGTTAAAGAGAATCACCGCGATAAGTTTTTAAGTAAGAAAGACTATAGCTATTTTCCGTTTTACTTTTTCAGATGGGTCAAGCGCCAAGGCGAACCTTACGCGCAAGACTGTCCCGGAATGCAGGTGTATCACTCAAACGATTACATGCAGGAGCTGGAGAAGGGGTTGATGTCTGGCTACAAACAAAAAGCCGACCCCACGCTTAAAGTGACTTCTGGGATTGATTTGAGCGATTACAACCGTAGGCGACACGGCGGCGTAGTCTATGTTGACGACTGGGATTCGGAACGACTGGAGCCTTTGTTCGGCGGCATGATGTACCCGTACACCGAGTGCGAGGCTAAAATCGAACGTATTGAAAACAGAATACGCCAAGCCTACTTTAACAATATGTTTATGGCGTTCTTACAGTCTTCTCAAGTTGAAAAAACCCGTGAAGAGATTATTCGTAAGTACGAGGAAAAACTTGTTCAGCTTAACCCAGTAATGGGTCGGTTGATGATAGACTTCCTCAACCCCATGCTAAGAGACGCAACCCTTATTCTTGAGCGCGCAAGACTTATTCCGACAGTTGATGACGTTCGTGTCGCTTTATCTGACCAGCCGGGCTTTGAAGATGTTGGCGAGTCCTCAGTTCGCTTAGTGCCGGTTTATACGTCATTGGTTATGATGGCTATGCAGTCCCTTGGGCAAGAAGGCATTAACGACTTTTTCGCTACAGTGGCGTCTCTTGACCAACTGGCTCAAGATCCGATACAACAATCTTTGGACTGGGTTGACCGTGATAAGTTTGTTAAGTGGAAAGCTGAGAGCAATAATGTGCCGAGTGAAATTTTGAGAGATGAGCAAGCGGTAAATGCAATACGCCAACAGAGAGCTCAGCAACTTGAGGAACAGCGACAGATGCAGATGCAAACTCAGCAAGCCCAGATAATTGATACGCTAAGCAGGGGTGGCTAGTGCGCGGAAAAGAAATAAGAATGAACTCGGAGAAAGACCGAGGGCTTGAGCTTGTGGTGGAAACTCTACTTAAGTCTGAGGGCGGTAAAGAAGTTTTGAAATACTTTGTCCTTGATGGTATGGGGGCGAGTTTTACGACTGACCCGATTATGAATAGCTATCTTGAAGGCCGTAGACTTTACGGTCGTAAGATGCTTCAAATATTGAGACGTAAACATATAGAGTACATCGCTGAGATTCTTGGCGCCGACACAGAGAACTAAGGAGTAGAACATGGATAACGTAATGAACGCCATCGCTAACGGGCTTGCTATTCTTGGCGGGCAGGGCATGCAAAAAGACATGCTGCCTTCTGAGGCTGCGCCAGCATCAAAGGAGGCTGCGGCAGCGGCGCCACCAGCCGCAAAAGATGCGGCTGCGCCAGCAACACCGCCCGCCGCAAAAGATGAAACTGCGGCAGCGACACCACCTGCTACAAAAGATGAGCCGCCAAAGTTTGAGCCCTATGAGCTTATGCCAAAAGAAAAAGGTCTGCTTGGCGCTGACGAGTTAAAGCCTCTTCAAGAACTTTTTGTTGGATCAAAGGTGCCAAAAGAAGTTGCTGAAAAAGTGCATGATTATGTTGAGGGTGTAACTCGGCAGACAATTGAGGCGGCCAATCAGGTAATTCAACAGCGGGTGCAAAAGTGGGACGAGCAATTGCGCAAGGACCCTGAGATTATGAATGAGTATGGGAAAAACACCGAGCTTGTCCGTCGATACTTGGCTGTTCAGAGCCCTGGATTTGTTGATGCGCTTAAGGAAACAGGTCTCTTAAGCCACCCTTCAGTTGTAAAATATTTGATAAAACAGGGGGCAAGTATTGCGGACGACTCGTCAACCGGGTTTAATTCTAGGCCTTCAGTCCAGGCGTCGCTCGAGAAAACCGTTGCCAACGTGTATAAAGGACTAATGTGAACGATTTTCTTCTTGATTTTTTATTGCAGCGCAAGCCACACTCTAACTTGCAGGCAACTAGAAAACTCTTTAGGGGGGTTTAATGTACACTCTCGCAGATTTGGCGGCTCGGATTCCCAAGGATAACACAGTCCAGGCGCTTATCGACGTTTCATCCAAAGTAAACGGACTCGCGTCTTTTCTTCAGTGGGTTCCTGGCAACAGTGCTGACGGTAAAGAGCGCATTGTTTCGCTGACCGCAGGTAATCCTCCGGCGGCTTACTCTCGCTATAACGAGGGGTATTTGCTCTCCAAAGTTGGCGGCGTTTCTATTAAAGAAAAGACCGCAAAATTGGAAGTGGCCACTACTATCGAGCAAAAGCTGGCCAAAGATGTTCGCAACCCTGAGCTTTTCCGTTTCCAAAACGTTATGGGCTTGTCTCGCGGTTTGATGGACACTATTGAGCAAAAGCTTTTCTATGAGCAAGTTGCAGTTAACCAAGATGGTTTTGACGGGTTGCACCGCCGCTTTACTGACCCCGCTAGCGCAGCGGCAACTCAGGTCGTAAACGCTACTGGTACGGCTGCCGGTAAACAGACATCTATCTGGATTATTAAAACCGGCGAAGGTGGCGCGCGTATCGTATATCCAGATAACGAAACTGCGGGTATGCAGCACACGCCTTTCCCTCCTCGCGCTGAGCACTACACTGACGGCGGTGGAAACCAACGTATCAAGTATATGCTGGACGATGTTGTCCACGGTTGTGTTGGTTTGGCTATCGACGACTGGCGCAGTGTTGCCCACGTCATCAACGTAGACACTGACCGCGTGTTGCTTGCGCCTACCAACTCATCTTTTATCAACATCACTGAGCTTGTAATTCGAGCCATGGAAAGCATGGATCGCAGTACTGCTACAGGCCCTGTGGGTATCTTCATGCCTAAATCTTTGCGCACTGCTTGGAGACTCCAACAGCGTCGTGAAGTAAGCGCCGGCGGTCAATTGAGCTATGAAGTTATCAACGGTCAACGCGTGTTGATGTTTGACAACGCCATGGTTTACGAGAGCGACGCCATCTTGACTAACATGAACCAAATTACCGGCTTCTAAGGGAGACAGTTATGCAAGTCGATCAGTCATTAGTTTTTTCCGACAACTTTGAAGTCGATGCCAGCAACGAGAGCGCATGGCTGGACCTGGGAAAAGGGGTTAGCCCCCTCTCCTTGTTTGGTTCAGGTCACGCGCTGGCTCTTGTTGTAACTACCAAGCAAGCCTTGGCTAACGGCGGGACACCAGCGGAGACATATCAGTTCCAGCTAGAGATGGCCGACACCGACACCGGCACTAACGCAGAAATCGTTGCGTCGACTCACGCTATCAACGGAGCTTCTCTGCCCGCTGGTACTATGGTCATCGCAGCGGTTATGCCAAAGCCTCTGTACCGTCGTTGGTATCGTCTTAAGACGGTCATCGCTGGCAATGCGCCTGCCGGGTTCGTTTCTGCGCGCCTCGATTACCTTGAGCGTGTACAACATCACCCAGCAACACCGTCCGCTGTAGGTAACTAATGTCCGGCGGAAGTACCCAAGGGCTGGCGAAAGCTGGCCCAAAGCAAGCTGAAGTTGTTCGTGTACGCGCGCTCAAGAATTGTTTTCTTGGGCGTTTGTATGAAGCGGGCGAAGTCTTTGAAACGGCTAGGCATCAGGTTGTTGACGAGGACGGGAAACTTTTGCCCCATTTTTTGCTGGTGGATTCTAAAGCTACAAGCAAACGAATTGAGCCGCAGTTTTCGGAGAACCCTTACGGGGACCCTCCAATCGCTCGGCAAAACAAACAGGAGTCTTAACGCGCGGTCTGAGGCTTCTTAGTTACAGAGAGGTTTTTTGTGGCGCTTAAGATTGATATTTGTAACAAAGCTCTGACGCTTGTTAAGCATAAGTACCGGCTAAACGACTATGATTCCGAGGTTGGTTTAATACCCGACCTTTTGCGTACGTATTACCCGGACAGTGTACGAGCGTCGCTTGCGGAGTTCTCTTACTCTTTTGCCACGACTACTATAACCCCGGCTCTGGCTATTGGTGTGACAATCCCGCCCCCGTTTACGTTCGCGTTTCGCTTGCCCGGCGACTACCTTCACCCGGCGGACAATTGGTGTATGCCCCGCTGGACTGTGGGATCTGACAGCACAAGCTCTATTATGTTTACTGCAACGGGCGGGTTTGAGTTCTCCTACGTTCGTGACATTAGTGAGGAACCCCACCTATTCCCGATCTATTTCCGCATGGGTGTAGAATACTTCCTAGCCAGCTTTTTAGCGCCAGATTTAGAGGGCGTTAAGTCACGTAATTCTAAAGAGACGGTGCAGATGTATATTAACATGGCCCAACGGTATTTAAGAAAAGCTCGGGTTATGGACACTCGCCTGCGCGGCTCCCGCAGAAATGAGGATGAATGGCTATAGAAAATCGCAGACATTTTTTTGTGTACGGCGAGGTTTCGCGCGCTATTCAAGCGGCAAGCTCAAGCGAAGCCTATACGCAAAGTCTAAGGATTTGCCGTAACACTATAGTGCGCCCTGAAGGCGGGGTTACAAATAGGCTTGGTACACAGCTTGTGTACGACTGCCAGATTTTAAGCTCGGGCGGTCTTGGGATTACGCGCAAAGCTCGCCTAGCCGAACTGCCTTCTCGGCTAAAGTCAGATAGCTTATTGATACTTCCAGGCCAAGTATATGAGACAGGCAAGGCAGGGCCCTTTGACTTTATTTCGGTGGATGTAAGGCCTAAGCCCAATTTGTTTGGCGTGGTTCCGACCATAGGTTTTCACCCTTCAGGCCCCGGGGGTTTAGACGCTGATGTGCAATCTCTTGCTGATTTTTTAGTACCCGACACTTTACGCAAAGCTGTTTCAAACGGGAAATATTTAACAAAAGAGCACTCAACACAGTTAGGTTTCCTCACTCGCGGTTTCTTAAACATACTACCATTCACAGGCACTAATGCTTTTGGCGATCCGGCGGTCATTGGATATTTTGCGCAGTTTGTATTCCTGGATGCAGCAAGCCCCGCCACCTATCTTAGCGCAACTTTACCTACGCCCGCCACCGCAACTAAAGTAGGTACGGCCACCGGTGGTGGCGCTATGACTTTGATTTATACATTGTACAGTAAGATTACCGGAGAGGAACTTGTTCTTAGCGGCGTTTTTTACCCAAGCAATACAGTGCCGCCTGAGTTTAGCGCGACCAACCATTACCTATTCTCTATGTCTACAACGCCTGCTATCCCCGCAGGTTTTGAGGTTCGCGTGTATCTAGCGCGCGATGACCGAGCGAGAAGTGCTAAACTTCTTGGGAGTATATCTGCTACAGGAACGGCTAACGCTTTAATTTATATTGGCCAACCTCTTGATGAGGGCCGTTCGTTTCCGATGAACTACCGGGTTCTTAATGATTTCCTTATCACGGGAGCCAACACCAAGAACTACTTAAACTCGTCTCTTCTTGCTAGCCACACAGTAAACGACTTCCCATTTACCTCAGGCGCCCCCGCTGTGTTTGCGCTTGGTTTATCCGCCACTACGGTGGCGCAGACTTTTGCGTGGAAGGACGGAAGGCTGATTACGGCGGGCTTTGGTCTTGACGATTTTCCGACCGATATCGGGCGTTTCTTTGGCACTAATAGAGTTGCGTTTAGCAACATCCCGACATCTCGAAGTCCGCGCTTGACCATGCACTTACCTGCCGAGGCTGTTTCAGCGGAAGAACCCTTTTCTTTGGATGTTCTCGGCGTTAATGAGGTTTATCACGTCGTTCCGCATAAGCGACTGTTGTTGTTTACTGATAAGGGTGTTCACACGGTGGGGTCTATTTCTTCTGACGGATTGTTGACACGGGAGACCGCAAACATCGGAGACTCTAATGGGTATGTTGCGGATATTGATGTTGAGCCTGTAGTAGCAGGTAACGAAGTATACTTTGCTACGGCTCGAGTGTCTTCTGTTATGCGCGCCCAATTTGAACGCGAGATTAACGGGTACTCGTTTTTTGACGTGTCTTTTACCGCAAAGGATTTGTTTCAGCGTGGCGCAGGAATCCGCAACATGTGTTACACTAGGGGAAACTATAATACGCTATGGTGTTTTCACCGAGGTATCGAAGATCAACCTACTGACATCGTTACAGCATGCACTTTGCGGGACGGCGATCAAAGAATTGGGGTACACCGCCACGATTTTAACGCTAAAATAATTGACGCCATTTCTTTAAGTTCTTCGGATAAAGAAGACCGCATGTATATGCTGACTGAGCGTACAGATCGCAGTGGAAACCCCCGCATATTCCTTGAACGTATGTTTAGTCGGGAAGCGCAGAATAACCTCGTAGATGTGGAGCCGCGCTTTAACTACCGCTTCTATGATTGCTTTACAGAGGGTGTGGCTGATCGTTTTACTGGCAGCGTTGTTGTCCCAAACTCCGGCACTGAACAGGGTAACGTGTTTACTGTTACAGCCACAGCTCACGGGCTTACTCTTACGCCAGGAGCTAAAGTTAGAATAAAGTTTGGTGCGGTCACATGGGACGCGGAAATCGTATCTAGCACGCTTAACGCTGTTGATGTTTTGAGTGACGAGGATTGTCCGTTTAGCGGCACGTTGGTCGGTGCTGAGCTTATCCAGTTGGCCAATAGTTTCAATATAGGGCCTGAGTATTGGGGTTTCGACGTAGGGCTAATGGTCGATGGCCGGGAGCTAGCCAACAGCAATCCAGGCTCCGGTTTACCGCGCATTGTAGTCCCGAACCCGGTTACTGGCCCGCTGACGCTTCCTGTGTGGTTTGATTATTGGATCATTGGGTTTAATTTTGTTTCGGAGGTTCAGAGTGTTAGCTATGTGCCGCCACTTGACGTTCCGAATGTGGACGTGCAGAAACGGCTTCACTCTATTGATGTTGAGTTTGAGCATACTAAAGACTTGTTTATCTCTGGGTATGAGCCAGAAGACGTTACTCCTCGGGAAATGAGCAAAGTGAAAGACTTCACCGACACTTTCGAGAAAGACTACTATACGGGTCGCTTTAATATACCGGTGCGTGGTGAAGCTAATCAGCACGCACGTGTTCTCTTCCGCCAAGTCCGCGCAGCCCCATTTACAATTCTGGGCTACGAGGCTAGTGTGGACATGTAGGGGGTTTGTGTGCCTTTACCAGCGGCGTTAGTAGCGTTAGGTGCCGGACTAATTGGTGGCGCCATTCAAGGGGGTTTATCTAACAACCAGGACCGTAGAGCGGCTGAACGCAATTTGCAAAATGCTCAGGCCCAGGCGGCTTTGTACGAGCTTAGGGTTAGTCAATTGGCGGCAGTAGCGTCTACGGAAGCTGGTGGTTTGTTTGACCGAGCGGCGGAAGTGCGAGGCGATCGCGTAGCTTCTATGGCGGCTCGCGGCATTAGCCCAACATCACCGTCTTCTTCATCCGCAGATAGCAGAGAAACCTCAGTTGTATTGCGCGCAGTCAATACCGTAGTCAGCAATGCGTATATGGAAGCGTCTAATTTTCGCGTTCAAGGCCGCATGAATATGAAAGCTGCGCGACAAACTATTGACGAAATTCGCTCTCGTCGTAATCGTGATGTTATGCTCGGTGGGCTAACTGGACTCTTTAGTATGGGCACCAATATATTGGCAAATAGAGCTTCAAGATAGTGAGGATATAAATGGCCCGAGATATTTTTAAATCTGACGTGAGGGCGCGCGCCCCGTTTAACACACCCCGCGCGCCAGACGTTCGTGACATGCGCGGCACAGAAAGAGCCGAGTCCGCTCTTGTCGACGCCATTACTCGCTTTGTGGCTACAGGCGCTTACGCCGTACTTGAGTCTGACGTTAAACAAGAGACTCACAAGCAAGAGGCCGAAGGCGCGTATAACGCTTTTAGAGCATCCATTCAAGAAGCGCGAGCACAGTTTAAAGTAACTGGGCTTGAGGGCGCTAAGGCAGCCTATCCGAATTATATAGCCACAATACAAAAGGCGGCCCAGGAATACGCTAAGGATCTTTCTCCTGAAGCAAAAAAGATTTATGACCTTAAGCTAGGTAACTATGCCGTAACGTTAGAGCAAGAAAGCCAAGAGCATCTGGCGCGGGAATTTGTTAAGACCGGGAAGAACAATGCCCGCGTTAATGTGCAGCTATCTGTTCAGGAAGCCCTGCTTAATCCGTACGATAAGAATGCGGATAAAGAGGTCGCTTTTGCGATATACAATGAAGAGACGTTAGCCGCTAACAGTCTTGGCGTGCCGGATACACCGGAGCGCCAAGCAACTATTGACGTAAATTCGGCAAAAAAATACTCTGCATACTTGCGGCAAAAGCTGGAGTTTTTATCTAGCCGCCCTGGCGACGGCATATTTGCGCAGAAGTTTCTTCAAGACAACGAGAATTTACTGACAACCGAGGACCGCACAGCGGTTGAGTCTAAGGTTCGTGCAGCAAACCTTAAAGACCAAGCCGAGGTCTACGCTAAAGAGGCCTTTTCTGCACACCCAGATAACCCCGCGCGTGGCTATGGCGAGATAGCCAAGATACCTAACCCTGAGTTTCAACGCGCAGCCTTGCAAGAGTTCTCTCGTATCGTCGCCATTGATAAGCAGAACACCCAAGCTCGGCGTGCGGAATCTTGGTCTGGCTTTCACCGACTCTTAGACAACGTGACGCCGGGCTCAGATAATATGCAGTCTCAGGTTGAGGATGTGCGGTCTTACATCAGCACAATATCAGATAAGCTCAACAACATGGGCGGCCCGCAGACGTTAAAGCAGCAAATGCAAGCGATGCTTGATGCTAAGGTTAAGCCAGGTAAAAAATTGTCTGACCCTGCGTACAAAGCGGAGCTTACGCGTATGTCAAATGACATAGAAAAGTTTTCCATCCTTAACATTGACCATTCACGTCTGAGCCCAGCGGATTCTAAGGCGTTTATTGGTTTACAAAAGTCTATGCTAAAAGGCGACGCGTCTTCGTTAAAGGCCATCCGTAGTGCTAACGCCGAGTATTATGGGGTTATTGAAGACGCACTTCGCAGCCGTGGTTTGCTCCAGTCTATTGACGGTGTGCCTGCACGAAACAGAGTCCAGGTACAAGAGAGCAACAAAGCGTTAGTCGACATGATAGCATCAGAGTTCTTTGACGATTTAGTGTCCATGCGCGAGTCGTACAACATCGGCGCGGAATTTAAAGACTCCAGCACCATTGCCAACATTGCCGCAAACCGCAAGCTACTTGAGGAAAAGATAGGTAAGTATGCGGACAGGTTCAAAGAGGCCAACCCGGATTTTGCCACAAAGCCCGGCTGGTCTTTTCTGTGGTTCAAGGGGAGCCCCTCGGAGCGACCAGCGGCTGAGCGGCTTCAGCTCTTGGAGGACCGTAAGTTTGTTGCGCCGCCTCGCCCGGACAATAGCAACGCCTTACCACCAACGCGCGAAGGTCGGGAAGAGACTGCGCGCAGAGCTAAGCGTTTGTTAGAAGCGGCTAAGAAGCTGCGCATGAACACTCCGCAAAAGAGTAATGAATGATAGTCAATGATCTAAATCCCAAAGCGCCTAAAGCAGACCAGCCCACCCCCGGTTTAGACACCGTGGCGCTTACGCCAGCCGGAGAAGTACCGGAGGTTAATTACGTCGATATAGCGTCCACTCTTCCTAATTTGGATAAGCTGCCATCGGCTATGCAGGAGTATGTGCTCGAGAATTTTTCGAGCTTTAGCCAAGAAGATATTGATGTTTTAAACTCTCAAGACGATGTAGTGACCGCTGAAGTCTTAAAAGAGCGAGTCGGTCTTGATGCCGCTAGGCTTCAGATACTTGAGGAATTTGGTGGCGAACCAACTCAAGATTTTGTCAACCAAGACCCGCAAGTTCTTGAGGCTAAAGTTAAGTCGCGTTTGTCCGAGCTTTACCCAGGTGTTGAGTCGGAGCCGGACTTTCAGGAGCTTTCTGATACGGTTAGTGAAGTCATTCGGCAGGAAGAGTTTCGCGGCAACCCCGCGTCTATTTTGTACAGAGACGGCGGAATATTAGGCGAGACAACGTTTAGCGAGCTTGAGTCTTTTAAAACGTTGGGCGACTCTTTGCTTGAGGCCAACCGTTCGCGCGACACTATAAACCCATTTGATTTAGAGCTGGGCAATCCGTTTCCGTCCATTGAGGAAGCCACTGGCGTTAGCGTGGCGGCGTCGTCTTTAGACATACTTAAATTTGGCACAAAATCGGCGCTTGATGCGCTTGCTTTTTTAACTGAGTCCCCGGCGTTTGCTGTCGATTTGGCGGAGTCCTTTCTTATAATGACGCCAGAGGAGGCTAAAAGAATTGAAGACAACATGTGGGACCCGGCGATTTTTGTTTCGCCCGACGAAGACCCGTTCTTTGGACCCATGCGGATATTTTTAGACGACTCGCTTAAGGATTACCGAAACAATATTAGAAATACATTTAGAGGGAACCGATTTGCTACCTACCTCAAGGGATTGATTGAAGCGCCCACGGACTTTGATGGTGATATCTTTGGTCGAGTACGCCAAGGCGATGTTGCGGGTGCGGGTAAACAGGCGGCGTATATGCTGTCTGGGCTGATCGGTGAGTTGGGCGGGACCCTCGGGGCGGGGGTGGGGCTTAAGGCGCTTAAGATAGGAGCTCCACGTTTGTCAGTCGCACTCGGCGGCTTGGCAGCGGAGCGAAGGCAACAAGAGCTTCTTGAAGAGGGGGTCCCGCGCGAACGTGCCACAGTAAACTCGGCAATCTACGGGACGGTCAACGCCGTACTGTCCGAGTATGTAGTGGTTGAGAAACTGCGCCACATGACACGCCTTACGTCGCGCGACTTTGGTGTCGAGACTGGGAGAGAGTTTGCCACTAATGCCCTTGTCAATTTAGCCAAGACTATGGCGTTTGATGGTGCGGCTATGGCGACTTCAGAGGGGCTGCTTGAGACGGCTGATTATTTAACCGGGATTAAATCGGAGTTTGACTACGAGGCCGCCTTAAAAAGAACGGGTAACGGTTTTATTTTGGGCGCGCTTACAGGCGGAGTTCTTGGTGTACCCTCGCGCTATGCGGCGTTTAGGAACCGAAATGTTCGCGCACAGTCTCATGTGGATCAGACGATGGCCCTAGCTGATCTTTATAACATGATGTCGGATATACCGAATCCGCGTATGCGGGACGCGGTTGCCACACTCATGCGTGACAACGCTCAAATGCCGACTCAAGTATTTGTTAACCCCAAAGACCTTGGCCCTTCGTTGGGCATGACCGAGGCCCAATTAAGCTCAGCTACAGGAACGCCTCTTGAGGTCATTTCAGGTGCGCGAGAAGCTGGTCTTGGCGTGGCTATACCAATCGACGTGGCTTTACGTCAGATGGCAGAAAACCCTAAAGGTCTTGATTTTAGGCCGATGAAGATGTCGCCTGACGGGCCCACGGCCCAGGAATCTGCGGCTTATATAGACGCGGTAGATTCTTTTTATCGTGGCGTTTTACGTCGCACAGTTAAGGTTGGCACTTTGGTTGACGAGCTGGCGGCCCGTGTTCGCCTTAAGGATGTGGCACCTACAAGGTCTTCTGACAGCCTTGCAAGGAGTGTGATAACCTATTCAAAATCTATATGGAACTCTTCGATTACTCGCGTACGCGATCAATTTAAAAAGCGTGACATCGAAGTGCAAGGTCCGCAGACGCGAGCGCCTATAGTAGACTTTACTTCAACGCTAGTTCCTGATGTACCTATTCCTGGCGCTACGTTAAAGACGATGCCTGACTCTTTCACAAGTGACGTTAACCCAGCGCAAGCGTTTCCTGAACGTATTGTGACCGACTTGGCTCAGGCGCAGCTAATACGCGGCGAGCTTAACCGCGAGTATCAACAGTTTACTGAGAGCTATCGAATTAAAACTGGGCTTGAGGGTCTGGCGAGCGAAACTCTGACCGGGATTGAGTCAGAGAACTTTAACGCAGCTAAAGTTCAGCTCGATATTTACCAAAGCATTATGTCTGACAGCACTCTACAAGAGGCCGCAGATCTTTTACTTGGTGGGCCTAATGCTCCAGTATCAGAGTTAACCGGGCAGCCCTTTAAGATTAACTACCAAAGTTTTCAGAATTTATACGGCAAAGAAGCTGCTGCTCGCCTTTCCCGTGGCTTGAGAAAAACTATTTTTACTAAAAAGAAAGATGGCATCCCTATTGAGCAAGCCTTAACTGAGCTTGGGTTTACTCCCGAGGTCTTCTACAATTTGCTTAGTGACTCTGACATTCGCGGAGTTGTTAAGGCCGGGGGCGTAGAACAGTACGCAATTAGTGAATCGCAGAGGCTTTCTAAATCGGTCATGCGAAACCTCGAGCAATACAACGCTATGGCGAGTTCAGATGTGGACCCCACGCGCGTTGCGTATGAAAAGTGGCTCAGAGATGGCGAGGCCAATAGCGTTATTGATAAGCACCTAAGCAGCACTATGGACGCTGTCCGCGCTAAAGAATTAAACGAAATCGAGACGCGTCTCACTAAAGAGTTTGCCCGACAAAAGTCGCCGCTTATCAAAGGCGGAAGGCTAACTAACGAAGCCAAAGCCGATATTGAACGTGAGATTTTAAACCTCGACTACAAGTATGTGCAGAAGAGTGGGTTCATCAGAGACGCTTTGTCGCTTGAGAATTTTTACAACAACAAGTCTGCGGAGATGGTTAAGAATGGTAACTTCCCGCAAGCGTACCGCTATAAGACTCAGAGTCTTAAGATGCGCGAGTACGTCCGCGCCCAATACAAAGCTATCCGCGCGATTAAGGACACGCAAAAAGTTGTAGACTGGATAGTAAAGTCAGATTTAACCGAGCTCAATCAGCAAGGCTACGATACTGATTACGTTTTGGGTGCGCGCCTAGTCCTTGAGCGATCTGGCGCGGTTAGGGCGTCCGCTTTTGTCCAGGACCAGCTTGATTCCCTGGCTCAGTTTGATCCGTACAAATACGAGCGACTTGTTTACGAGTTCGACCCTTACGTTCCGGAGGTCCGCGAAGGCCTAAGCGCAATTGAGTATATGAACATGGTCGCCTCTTTGGCTGACCGAGTAACCGCCGCAAAGAACGAGCCTATTGTCTACAAAGTAGATGGGAAGCCGGTTGCTGACGTACGGTCAGATATATTTAATTCCTTGCTTAAGCGAGAAATTGAGCTTGGCGACAGGAAGACGGGCGGACGGTTTGGGCCTACGTATCGGGCGGAGTTTGCTAGAGCTATCCGCGAACAGCGCGCCGAAGACCCCACTAAAATTTCGGTCAACGACAATATCTTGGCCGCTCTTGACCGCACGCGCGGTCAGCTTGGCTTAAGAGAAGACCCTAATTCGTTGAGCGGTATCGCTCGAAGAACGGCGCAGAATTTTAGTTTGTTCTCCGACTTTATATATTCGCTTAACGTGCCGGAGCTCTCTAAAGTTGCGGACTTAGTGAGAGAGTCGACATCAAATCTGATTAACTCGGTTAACGGCCCCGGCGGTCACGTTGAGTTTCTTACTCAGCTTAACCAACTTGTTAACTTAAACTCAGAGTCTTTGTCTTTTAAAGGCAAGAAGCAATTTGCTAGTGAGATGTTTACCGCACCGGAGTTAATTTCGATTGCGCTTAACTTAGGCAACATGGAAAACGCTGCTCGCTTGGCGAGAAGAAATTTTAATACCGACATCGACGGGTTAAAAACATACGTGCGCGAGGCCATTGAAAATGGTGTGCTTACTGAAGCTCATTTTAAATTTGCTCAAGTCATGGGTGACCGATACGAGGTTAAGTTTAAGGACGTGCAACGCGAGCACAAGAAAACTTTTGGTCGCTATGTAAAGCTTTCCGACAAACGTTTCCCCTTTGGCGATGTCGTACCAAAAGAGTGGATCAAGTCTGGCTGGTACGCCCCCATAAAAACAAACATGTCTCCGATATCCGAGAAGAGTTTGTTTCAGAAGAAATCGGCGGTGTCTATTGAGAAGGCCCAGGAACAGTTCGCACGTAGTGGCTACATGGAAAGCTTGTCGGATCTTTTAAGCGAAACCCCGGTTGTGGCGTCTTATGAGAAGTCGCGTTCGACAATCGAGGGAGAGCGGCTGTCCTTAGACGCCAGCTCCTACGTCAATCACTTACTTAAGATTGAGCGTATTAACCACATTCGCGAGGCCTCGGTAGTCACATCCGAAGTGTTCTTAGATAAAAACATATACACTTTGTTGGACTCGATAAGTCCTGGAGTTATGGAAAACACTATCTGGCCTGCGGTGCGCGCCTTTAATGACCAGAGTATCCATAGTGGTGCGCTTGGTGACATCCGCATGGAGTCCGCTTACGAAGCGGCCAGTAAACTTACGACAGCGATCACGGGGCTTACGTCCAAGCTGCAAATTGCGTGGAACTTTATCTCACCCGTGTTGAACGCGTTTGAAGCCGGTAAAGTGGCGGACCTTATCGTGGTTCAGGATGCTGGCGGAGTTCAGGCCGAGTCCGGTCTTGTGCGCCCTACGACTCAGAGGGTGGCAAAAGCCCTTCAGTTCGGCATGACCGCTGCCGACTTGATTCTACACCGTAACAAGTATCTTTATTTACAGTCGCTCTCGCCCTACCTTCAGGCGCGGCAACAAAACAATATCAATTACGCAAGGCAAGCTCTTGATGCGTCTTTGCGCCAGACTGCCGCTATGCGAGCTGGTCTTCCGGTCGCTAAATTGGCGGCGCAAGTGAACGCCTATTTCGATAGCGTGTCTCGTTTTGCTGACCACTACACACAAGGGGTTGTTGAGACCGCCGCCTTCTCGCTGTTTATGGACGGCCACATGCGACGCGGTGCCGACTTTAATGAGGCAATTCGTTTGGCCGAGCGAGACGTTGAGCGTGTCATGCCCGGCTACTTTGCCAGTGAAGTCTATGGGGCGCTGAGAAGCAACATGGCGCGAGCAGCCTTTATGTACACGAACTGGTCAGTCAAGCGCCTTAACTACGCGACAGGCAGAAAGCGCGAGGTCGATTTTCAGTTTGCTGATAGCATGCTTAAACGCTGGGGCGCTTTGGCCCCCATGGCTTTTATTGCGATCTTTTTACCCCAGGCGCTTGAGGACACTTCGCGTGGGTTGCTGAGTGGGCGTAACGACTTGGAAGGTCTTGCGGACGATTTCCTAAGCGACCCTTTACTTGCGACCACACGGCTGACCTCGCAGATGGCGGGCTCGCCGTTTGAGCTTATCCCCGGCGCAGGCTCTGGCCTTAAAAAACTTTGGCTGCGAGGTACGAACGCCGCCATCAACTCGCTTTTTGGCGAGGACGGGCAGCACCCAGGCTATCTCTACAATGTTTACGGGGTGAATAAACCGCTTGAGTTCAGCGACTTTGTCAACCTACCCGCCGCTCAAGTTGTAGACACTGTGGCAAAAGTAGGCACAGGTCTCTTTACCTACGGGACTGAAGGCGAGTACCAACGGGCGTACGAGTTTATGGGGCGAACGCGCTACACGCCAGCGTCTCCTGGCGATGTTGTAAGTGATCTTATGGCTATTGCAAACATGTCTCAGCTACCGATTCCGGCTGGACCTGGACCTAGAAATGCCGCTAAGTTTATCTTTAACTTGGCATCAGACCAAGACAACTTATCTGATAGCGGTTTGCTACTTGATTTGTTGCGCGGCAAGGGTGAGAATTTGAGGGGGCAGCCAATGACACGAAGACGCAAAACAAGGCAACGGCGGTAATTTATGAGCGCAACAAAACAATCCTACGGCTTTAACCCGCTTGGCTCTAACAATCAGTTTGCCTACAACTTTCAGATTTTTAATGCGTCTCATATACGGGTCATAAAGCGAGACGCCAACGCGGTGTCGACTGTTTTGCAGCTCAACATAGACTACACGGTTTCCGGCGTAGGTCTTAGCGTTGGCGGTGTGGTGACTCTAACCACACCTATTACTGCGGGAGAAAATATATTTCTTTACCATGAGCTTAACCCGCTCAGAAATGCTCAGTTTGGTTCGAGTCCGCGCATAGCACCTTTTGCTCTCGATCAAGAGCTGGACCGGATCTATACCCAAATACGCTTGATCTATGAGAAGCTGGCCTCTTATGTAAAACTTGGCGAAGGTTTTATTCCTGGCGAGTTTGATACGCGCCTTCCTAAAGATTATTTTAGTGCGTTGGGCGATGAGATTGTGGCGCTTAACGCTACAGGTGACGGCTTTGTTTTGGGTCCGTCGTACGTTGACATACTAAACCGCATATCGGCGCTTGAGAACGTTCAGGCAATTGACATCGGATACGATAACTCTGTAAGCGGGCTTACGGCGGTCGACGTGCAAGCCGCGATAGACGAGATTGTCGTCTTCCTAACGACCGGAGGCGGCAGTCTTCCGCCCTTGACTGCCGGTGACGAAAAGAAATTCTTGGAGGCCGACGACATAACCTTGCTTCCTATTTGGCAGTCGGCTCAGTTCACCGGGTTTAGTGCGCGCTTTGGTAACGCCTTTTTTAACATCAACGGTATTAGGGAAGCGATCACAGCTATTTTTAACTTTCAGTATGTACTGCCGGGCGCAACTCTCACATCGAACGTATCCACAGCACTTAGAGAAAGGGGGGACGCGGTTACTTCGATGACCCTAAGTTCAAGCGTTACTCGTAACTCCGACCCCATTTTGGACGTAACATTCTATGCGGGGACGATCAATCCTGCCAACATAATTGGTGCAACCCAGACGGGCAATCCCAACTCTGGGGTAAGGACACAGGCCTGGACTGGTTCTTTTAACAACAACTTTACCTTTAACGTGAGGGTAAGGGACGATGGTACAAGTAACGGCGGGACTCCTCAGAACAGGGATGTGTCTTTGACCTACTCGTTTGTTTACCCGTATTACTTTGGCGCTGCCCTGCCTGGTCGAACGCCTGCTCAAGTCGCTGGTCTTACTAAGCAGATCATCGGCCCGCAAAGTTCCGCTCTTAGAACATTTACCTTCTCGGTGGGTGATGTGTTTTACTTTGCTTATCCGGCCTCAATCTCGGCCCTTGTTTCTATTCTCGATATTAACGGGTTTGAGAACCTTAGCAACTTTACACTAAGGACTGAAAACATTACTGGTCTAGACGGGAACCCAGTTTCCTATAGAATATATGAGTTCAACAACCCTGCGGGTGTTAGCGGCACAACCAACTATACGTTTATTAGGTAGGTAAAGAATGGGTATTCAGCTTGGATCAGAGTTTGACTTAATCGTAGCCAAACCGATTGACTCGCGTATGAGGGTTGCGGACCTGACTGCTAGAGACGCCATTCCTGCGGGTGTTCGCTACGAGGGAATGGTCGTCTACGTTGAAAGCGACACAACCCACTACACTCTAAAGGGAGGCACAACCAATAGCGACTGGACTGAGCTTTCTGGGGACTCCCTGCCTGACCAGACTGTAAACGCTGGCAAGTACCTAAAGACTAACGGAACAACTGCGACATGGGAGCCTGTGCCAAGTGGCGGTGGAAAAAACTATTTTACCATTCAGTCTTCTAATTTTGAAGACGCTGGCACAAACACATGGGCGCCCGACAATGCAAACTTTAATATGTCGATTACACAGATTGCGACAGAGGTTTTGCAAGGGTCTAAGTCTTTAAAAATAACAAAAGCCGCAGCAAACGCAAATGGCGCAAAGGTATCTGATTTACTTGAAACTATTGACAGGGTGGATAGAGGAAAGACTCTTTTTGGTTCTTTTTCTTTTGACACGACTGACGCTGGTTATGAGTCAGGTGACATTGTTATTGAGGCTTACGATTTCACAAACTCTGCGGTTTTAAATACTGGCCCAGAAGAGTCAACCAAGATTCCAAAAGGGAGAGGAAAGTTTGATTTTATTGTCCACACTGAGGAAACCACTCAGGTTATTGAGTTTAAATTAAAGTGCGCGAACACGAACACAAACTCTTATGTGGCATTTTTTGATGAGTTCAGACTTGGCCCTGCGGCGAGTGTTAATGTTGCTTATCGACGAAGTGAGGTTATTAATTTAACTGGCAGTGGGAACTTTACTGGCGGGTCTATTCGGGTTACTCGTCATGGCAATCAAGTGTTGATTACGACTGAAACTACTCCTACTTTAGCCAGTGCTGCTACTGGGGCAAGTGCTGCAGGACTGATACCAATTTGGGCGAGACCCTCCGTAAATCGAATAAATACGTCTTTTAACGGCGCAACGACTTTAAATACGATGGAGGCTTGGGCAGATGGCACCTTTAGGCAGGTTAGTAGGGACTATAATGGTACCGGAGCCAATGTTACGTCTTTTACTGTTGGTCAATCAATTTCTTATCTCGTTGAAGACACTCAGTCTCAAGTCCTCACTACAAACGAGCTGGGGTTGCAGGCAGGTGCTTTCAGGGCGAGTAGGAATGGCGTTGACCAGACTGGAGTGAATCCAAATGCTTCAAGGGTAAAGATACTTTTTAATTCTGTTTCTGCTTCTACGGATTACGTTCGTGGAGGATTCACTTACGATACCGCAAACTCAAGGTTTGTAGCAAACAGGAGTGTGCGTTTATATGTAGCAGCGTCTATCTTAATCAATAGCACAAACGTAGTGACCAATGAGTACACCGCCATTCTCAGGGTTAATAATAGTAGCTCAGTAGCTTTGGGGCAACTTAACCGACCGGCGGCAAACACAGATTTTCGAGCTACGGTAAGTGGGATAATAAATTTAAACGCAGGGGATTTTTTAGAAGTATTTTTGTTTGGTGGTGGAAATAACTCCTCAAACCAACTTACTATGAATGGTAGTGCCGTCCAATCTTATTTTGAAGCCTCTGCAATGCCCGACTTCACCGTCCTGGGCGCGGTCAGATCGCCGGGCACTTATGTAGAAGGACAAACCCAATACTTTGAAACTTCAGGCACATGGACAAAACCTGCTGGACTTAGAGCGGTTGAGGTTGAGGTTGTTGGTGGTGGAGGTGGTGGTGGTGGTGCCGCTTCTACTAGCACCGGTCAAGGTGCTGAGGGCAGCTCTGGTGGTGGTGGTGGATACGCTAAGAAATTTATTCTTGCTTCTGCACTTGGCGGT